AGGATTAGGATTATCTAGCGTATGTAACAATGCACCTGTAGATACATTGAAGATATATGCTTTACCTGAAGCATAAGTGTTAGAAGCAGCAGAACTTTCTCCTCTTGCGCCAACAGCGGCGTAGTTACCTGAGATTGCAACTGAATAGCCAAACTCATCGCTATTGCCAGTACCGTGAGCATTAGGATTATCTAGTGTATGAACTAACGCACCTGTAGAATTATTGAAGATATATGCTTTACCTGTACCAGGATCACTAGCAGTGTCTTCTCCTCTTGCGCCAACAATAGTATAGTTGCCTGATGTTGCAACAGAATAAGAACCAAACTGGTCACTTACACTTGTACCATAAGGATTAGGATTATCTAGCGTTTGTGACAGTGATGCTGAGGAAAATGCACCTTGAGTAAACAATCCACTGCCGTATGTCCCACAGTCAACATCTGTTATATTAACAGCCGGGACGTTTCCGCTTAGGTTACTTAAATCGGAACGAATAATTTCATAGCCGCCAGCCTCGACACCATCATGTACAACAATAGTATCTTTAGTTGTGTTAATAATAACTTCGCCTTCAGCGCCACGGTATGCATCGCTTTGGGTGGTAGTACCACGCTTGAATTGTATTTTTGATGCCATGATGGCAAACTCCTATTTTTTATTTTTCTTTTTTGGTTTTAAAAATTCTCTGAAACTTTTCATTATTCTGTATCCGAAAAAAATCTTGATTGATAGTCTGATAGATTTTCATCATACATTGCTTGTATTTCATCATAGTTAGTAACGTAATCAACAGCTTTCAAGTTACTGATAGTATAGGTATCGTGAACACCTGCATCATCTTTAAAAGATATGCCTAATTTTTCTTGCACAGTATCAAATGAATCTTCCATGTATATTACAATTGGCTCTGAACCTAACGCTCTAACTTTTTCTACATACGCATTTTCTTCTGCAATATAATCTTCCATTAAACTACTTACTAAATCCATGTCCGCTTCAAAAGGACCAAATCCTTCTTTTAGTTTAGTATCTTTTGCGGCAGGATGAAGAACATGGCTTTCTCTTGCTACAAGTAAACTCAAAACACAATCTATTTTTCTTTTTCTTGCAGAAAGAATAAATTTCCAATCATCATTACTGGTTGGCATGCAAGCAGAATTGTGACTATGAGTCGCTATAGGAGCAGACCAAGTGTTAAGAATATCAATTCCATCTGCGCCAATATAGTTTACATTTTCTTGATTAGCTCTCATCAAACAACATCTATCGTCAGTTGATTTTGGTATAGAAAATCTTGCAGAATCTTCTGCCTCTTCATTTAGTTTTACGGCTAAAGGATCAAAAATCCTTTTGCTTCCAGTTCTGCCTAATGGAGAAAGTATGTAATATTTCATTCTGCTCTTACCGTCGTGTATACTCCATACAATATAGCGGCATATGCTACTAGTGTTGCAAGAGGTTTAAAAATTAGAAATGTAACACCACAAACTATGAGAACTGCACCGTCAAGAGTAGTTCTTTCTTCTAGTCTTTTTGATATCCAGTTTTTCATTTTGTTTTCCTTTTAGTAGGAGTTTTCTTTGGCTTGAGTGCGTCTAATTCTTTTTGAAGTTTAGCAATCTCTTCCATAAGTTCTGTCGCACCACCAGGAGCTATTGGAGGATGTGACCATGCCTCTAATTGTTCGATTCTATTAGCTAGGCCGGGATACTCAGATGCCCATTTAGCTTCTTTCTTTGCTATATTTATATCGTATTTTTTAGCGAGATATTCCATGAAGTTATCTAACTTCGTTTGAAACCATCTGCCCATACGAGTAGACAGGAACCACTTACCGAAAGCAGAACCAAATACACCAGTTATTGCTGCTCGTACTAACAGAATCCACATTAGTCATTGTCCTCTAGATATCTACAATACTCATCCATGCTGTGGTCACGAACACCATCGAATACTGTGCCATTTTTCCAAGCTGCTCTACGACCACGCCAACCATCTTTGAATCTCTGCCACCAAGTCATCTTACGAACATTGCCGTAGAAGTTGATGTAGTGTAGTTCACCGTGATGCTTGTACCAAAGCAAGGCAGGAGGAACAGAAGGAACGATATCGTTATTGTTTACAGTACGATAATGTGGCACTTTTAATTCTTTACACTTTGAGGGTGTAGCGTTTCGTGGACAGCCAAATGTGTAGAGTGCTTCTGCTGTTGGATAGTGAAAACAGAATATAGAAGCAATCGCTGCGCCGAGACTGTGACCTGTTACATACACTGGACGCTTCTTGCGTCCCATGAGTTTCGCTACTTCGCCATGTACTTTAAGTTCTAGTTTTTCATACTCTTCATAGAAACCTTCGTGAAAGCCTCTTTCGTGAGTTGCTTCCAAGTCAGCAAAGACATCACTCTTTTCAGTTGGCTCAGTGCCACGAAATGCTACAGTGATTCGTTCTTTGTTACCAACGACATACGCTTGTGCGCCTTCGATGTCAAAAAACTTAACACTAGTAAAGCCAAGTGCTTTCCATTCTTTGCGTACTTCTTTGTCTAGGTCTTTATATGCTAGTCTTGCGATACATGCGTGATGATGAAACTCAGTCGATAACATTATTATTCTCCGTTTTATTATCTATCTAAACTTGCCAAGTTCTCAAGCCTTACCATTAATCTTTCAGCACGATTGGTGACTTGATTGTACCATCGTGAATCTCTACCTTCTTTTGCTGCTTCTGTCCAATCGCCAGCTTCGATTGCGGCGTTGAACTTCTTGAACCCACTGAGACGAGGACGTCCCATGTTAAACATCATGTTAACCAGGATCTGCTGGACCTCGTCTGGGAAATTTCCAAATTCCCCTCCGCCGTATAGAGTGCTACACTCTCCGATGGCAATATCAAGGTCTCTCTCAAAACATTCCCTGACTCTTTCCTCACTAACTGGAGTTCCAACTGGCCTTCCATATTCCTCGTCACTTTCGAGGATAAGATGACCGACTCCGAAGGTAGGATAGCCGAGGTGATCTTCATATATGACATATTCTACCCCTTCGTCTATTTTTAGTTGATTAAATACTGCTTCTCTGTTCATTTAAAAATGCTCCAAAAGATAATCTAGTTTGGCCTTCTTGTAAACCCATGCCACTTCTTGTAGCATTAAATAATTTCTTAGCGTGTTCGTCTGATGCGTTTGGGTGTAAGCCTGACTTGAATGATTTATAATCGTTATTTCCTGCGTGTGCTCGCATCTTTGTACCACTAACACCGGTTGTGCCTTCTGCGTCTGGGTCTCTGTGTCCTGCCGAGACTACTTTGAGGTGCTTGAAATGATACTGACCGTTAGGGCCGTTGTATTTATCAGCGAGTTTTTGAAACTCTTCCACTCTATCTGAACCCGCAACCATTGTTACATGTGAGTATCCATCTTTGTGCATCTTGGCTAAATGTGCCATGAAATGAGGATGCTCTTTTGTTGATGCTTCTACGTTTGCGTCTGGGTGAACATGTTTTACATAGTCAACCTTGTGCTGTCCTGACAAAGGATTCTTGTGCTTGTCCTGTGAGTGACTGACAATAACTTTATGGTCAGCACCGTGCGTCTCAGCGGTCTTCATAACGTGGTCAACTACTTTACTGTGACCAGCAGTCGGAGGATTGAATCGTCCGAAACTGAATACCATATGTTTATCAGCCATTAGTCGCCTGCCCTCGCAAAGTTTGCGGCACTGAATTCGTGTCTATGGACAAGTTTAGAAGGCTTTCCATCATGATGTATTACATATCCTTCTGGATTTGTAGGAGCGCCTGCTATTTCGTGTCCTATTGTGTTATGTGAATTGAGAGCGTTTGTTAGCACACCTTTTGCCTTTTGCAGGTGTTGCTGCATCGCTATGACGCTTTCAATATGTTCTTTGTTCTTATTTACATGACTCATCGTGTCATCGTGAGTCTTAGTATGTTTTGCTTTTGCTGCGTCTGTCTTGACACCAGCGACTTTCTTTTTCATTGCAGTAGAGTAATGTTTAGCAAAGCCTTCATGTGAAGGAGTAGAGCCGTCTCTTACTGTAGCGTTCATGTAAGTTTTGAGAGGAGTTACATGCTTTGATACTGCCTCATGTGCCTCTTTCGGTGTCTTCTTAAATGCTTCGACTGCTGCGTCTAAATGCTTTTTATATTCTGATTGGTCAGCCTGTGTGTACACTGCCTTAGACACATCGTGGTGAATAGGTAACTGGTGTACATCTCCGTGATCTTTAAGTTCAGGAACATGACCTTGTTTAACTTTCATGTCCTCAAACTTCTTGCCTTCGTAAGCAGTGTGTACAGCAACACCTATCTTAGAATTCACTGCTTTCTGTGCGTGTTCGGAATCAGCAGGATGATGATAGGTGATAGTATTTGTCTTATATGACACACGATGTCCTTCGTGCTTGACATCTCCAGCATGCATGATGTCTGCTTGATAGACACCTTTGCCGTCATGTACTTTAGGCAGATGCTCAAGTGCTGCTTTTAGTTTACTAACAAGACCAGGAGCGTGTCCGTGATTCTTTTCAATGTCTTCTGGTGTGTAATTTAGCTTAGGCTTTTTGTTGAACACTGACTTAGAACCAACAAAGAATTTACCAGTTTCAGGATGTGTGCCAAAGACAACAGAAGGACTACCATCGTATTTCATGGTAATCTTTGTGCTGCTCTTTCCGCCTCTGAGTTGGTCATGAACACCATTCAGGGCGTGAAAGGCGTGTGCAAACCCCTCTGAACCACCGTGAACAACATGATCTTCTACATGCTCTAGGTGTTTCAGCTTGTCGTCTGAACCCGCTTCTTCTTTTAAAAACTTGCTAAATTTCATCATAACTGTATTTATAATAATCGAGAATACGAGAAGTTAATTTTTTCTTTAACTGTGCCTTTTAAATTTTCCGGCATTTGCTTTGGTATTTTAATAATCATATTATGATTGTCGTAAGTAATTTTGTCTACAGTGGCATCTATCACACACTTTCTGGCGCCTCGTACTACTGTGAAGCCTAGATGTTCTGATATTTTTGATAGTTCTGTCACAATCTGCAATCTTTCTACAAATTCTCTGTCGCCATGATGCCAACCAGTAAACGATTCGTCATAGCCACCTGCTTCCCAAAACTTGTCTTTGTTAATAATAAAGACATTCGGATGTCCTGGCCAAGGATGGTACTGAAATGAGGCAGAAGAATAGAAAGAGAAATAATACAATCTTTCTGGATTGAATGACACTCGTTTTAGAAATGCAATTGTTTCTGGTGAAAAGTGACAGTCAATATCGGAGAATAATATGTTATCGCAAGTTGATATGTCAGCAATTAGATTGCGACAACCATGACTATTAAATCCCAAATCTTCATCTACACGCCATAATTGAAAGTTTGGATAATCGAAGTCTTTGACAATATCGTAGGCAGGAAATTCTTTAGAACCATCATCCACAAGTATTATTTCAACTTGATGTGGATAATGCTTCCAAAGATTTAGTTGTTGTCGAAGTAGTTCAGGTTCATTGTAGTAAGTGTACCCGATTGTAAATCTACAGTCCTTTGATGCCATCCATCGCTTCCGTTACATCGATCTTGGTGACATCTGCTGCTGGAAAGTCAATTGTTCCGCCCTCTTGAAGCTGAAAATTTTCTCCGTGTGTCAGTGAATTGTTATCATACAGTTCAAAGCCAGCATATATTTCTTTCACATCTACTTCTAACTTGCCTTCGAGGATATGCTGAAACTTAGTAATTGCTTCTCCAACTTGTTTCCACTTAGGCTCTTTCTTAAATCGTTCGATGATATATTCATTACCATCTACACATCGCCACATTGGAACTTCCATACTTCCAATGTTTTTAAACACTTTAGTGCATGCTACTAACTTTAGGTTCATAATAAAACTCCGGACATTTTTCTATTTCTGATAGGTTCACATCATATTTAGTCGCCAAAGTTTTAGCCGTATTTTTCCAATACATTTTGAAAGAAGGATCTAACGACTTACGCCCAGCTATAACTACCTTTGCGATCTTTCTTTTCACATCTGATTCATTCATATTAAATTCCCAGTCTTCAAGGAACAGCTTTAACACTTGTTGATTGAGCGCCATAGATTCTTTCCCTGAGTTCGGTTGTAGAAAAACTGTGTTCTCGCTTGTTGTAGTACAATTCGATACCACGCTGTTCACAAATATCTTTACCCGTGAAGTTAGTATTGCGATACTCTTCACCTACAATACGGACATCCATATTCAAAGTGAGAAACAAATCTTCGAGGTCTTTCTCTGTTTGATAAACAACAATCTCATCAACATACTTTACAGCCTCAAGTTGAATCCAACGCTCTACTAGAGTTTGAATTGGCTTGTTCTTGCTATTCGGTCTGTCGATAGTAGGATCAGTTTGAAGTCCACAGATTAGATATTCACACTTGCTCTTTGCTTCTTTCAGCATAGTGATATGACCCGCATGCAGCAAATCAAATGTAGAACAAGTAAAACCTATATCAGCTTTCCAGTTTTCCATATTCAGTCTCTCTTATGCTATTGAAGCACAATAACTCATCACAGGTTCTTCACAAGACTCCATTAAATCGACTTCTATCGCATGAACTCGATCATTAACAAAGTCATGCCAACCGTCATCTTCCCACGGATCATACTCATCAGAATCTTCTGGCACTTCTTCTCCGTTAGCAGAAAGATATGACATACGAGCTTCGACTAAATCTTCGTAGTACTCTTCGTCTGCTATGATGTAGCCGTCATGATATAAAGCTGAGCCAACAAAGTTGTAACCTTCATCTGTAAATTGACAAGTAATTCGAACCTTCTCGTCAATTTCTAATAGATGGTCACCTAATAACTCAACAAAAGGTAATACAGCAGACCATGCTGAAGTAACGCAAGCATAATCATCGGCAGCATCTTCGACAAATGCCCATTTTGCGCCTACTGAATCTATGTCTACCTTACCATCTTCGTTTCTTGGAAGGAACTCGGCATCAAACAACGACTTGTCATCAGCAATAAGTCCTCCAAAGATTCGCTCAAATTCGGCTTCTGCTTCTGCACTGCCTTGAACTTGAATGTAGTTATCAACATGATTTGCCATATTACCTCCTAATGAATTTGAGTGGGCAGTTTCGCATCATGCCCAGGACATTACTACTAGCTGAATACTTTTGATCCAGCTGCTGCATAAGCTGCGGCAATCATTTCACGACTAGGACGACCTAGACGATAAGCAGTTTTGCCTGACTTGTTTACATTAGCGTAAACAGGGTAGCCTGCTGCACGGAGTTCTGCTACTCGTGCGCTTACACGCTTAACACCGAACATGGAAGTTGCTTGTGCTTCAGTAAGTGTCTGACCTGAACGGAGGAAAGTAAGGATCTTCTCGTTCTGGTTCTTAGCAGGAGCTGCCTTAGCAGTTTTAGTTGTAGTAGTTGTAGCCATAATATAATCACCTTTAGATTATTAACATTAAAATTAAACGACTTTGCGGTCGCTATTTGAGATCACTCTCAAATTCTTTAAACATGCTGACATTATACACATTAGGAGGCACAATGTCAAGCATTAAAATTTCTCAATTTCGCCTGTTTTTACGTCACGCATCTCAAGGACGACATACGAAACCTTAGGGCTTTGAGTCACTGAACCTGCCCATGTACAGGCATCGTTCCAGCTTAGAAAGCCCATCTTCTCACAGGTATGCATACCTTCTTTCATACCGTCGAGATGATACTTCACCAATTCGACCTGACAAGGATAATTAGTATATTTCATTACACAAACTCCTTTGCCCATCGTTGGGCAGTTTCGAAATCTGGAGCATACTCCAGCATGGCGCCAAGAGCCGCCTCCATTTCGAGGCGATCACGATGGATCTCGTACTCGATCTGAGCGTTGAGGCTATCACACTCTGCCTCAAGGTCTTCGGTGCTCCACTCGTCCCAATTAAAGCGAGGACGAATGCCATTCAGCTCCTTGTATCGGTCTGAGATATAGCCAACAAGATCGTCACGGTTCCAAGTAGTTGTCATAATATTAGCCCTCACAGCTTGTTTTTTCATTCTATGCTTACATTATAGCACCTATTGAGGCAAATGTCAAGCATTATTTTCAATTATTTTCGTTTTTTTCGCCCAATAGAATCAATAACTTACAAGCCTATATTATAGCAAAGAAAGGGTCTATTGTCAAGAACTAAAAGTCCAATGAAATCAATGACTTAGGAATCGTCTGAGACGCTTGCTAAGCGCCTGTGTGAGATAGTAGATTTACTGGTCTATTACTACAAATGAAGCGAAGCTGCCTCTTGGACGCTCAATCCTAGCGTGGAACCCTTCTATGGACAGATGTTCTATGAGCCAGTCTGGATTGTATATAGTGATAATGTGCCTAGAATCATATTCTAGTAACGCTGTCTGTCCAGTGACGATAAAATTGTTGTCAAATAGAGAGAAGGTAGAGGTACAGTTTGCTATATCAGGTCTGAAGTCTACGCATTCTCCATACTCCTGAACTCGTCTCTGCCAGAACCAGTTTGTTAATACTTTGTCTTCGGCTGTGATAATACTGATGGCAATTTTCTTGGGACCTAATGTCTTCATCCATTGTAGGGTGATAATAAGGTCTAGAAAATCTGAGTGACTGAAAACGCTGTATGAAAAAATGTAATCAACGCTTCCGTTTCTTAGGATGGGATAGTCGGCATGATAGTCACCGTCGTGATTATATGCCCAGTTGTATCTATTGAACTTTAGAAATTCTGCTTTAGGAAAATCTTCCTTTCCTATCCTCAATGCTTCTTTGTCTAAATCGATACAGGTGTAGTTTTCTTCTTTTATCTTTCCTTCAGAAAAGAAAAGGAGATTCGCAGTATTACCACCGTAGTCTAATACTTTTGAATCTCCAACTTCTCCGAAAATATTTTCGAACATCGGATATCTGTTGTGTTGCTCTTCTCTCGTATACAAATTGTTCCACATAATATAAATTTCTTTTATTGCATTATTGTGATTTCTTACTAATAGCATCAGCACCGAAGAAAGCGGATACCAATACTGCAATTGAAGCAAAGTATGTAGGAGCAATATCAGCAATCAATTGTGCTGCTTGTTCCATACCCAACAATGAAGTGATAGCAATACCAATAGGATATACTAAAAGTCCACATAGAGAGAACCAAGCCATCTTACGAATAGCATCTCTCTGTGCATCTTTATCTTCAAGTTCTTTCCGTCTGAACTCCATGTACATTTCGTGTTCTTTTTCACTGACTTGACCATCGCCGTTTGTATCGGCAGGATGAAATTGTGGTTTTTCTTCTTCAGCCATAGTGAGACCTCCCTTTCTCACTATTTATAAGGTTTAGAACTTTATTCCATCGAAGTCAGTTTTTATATTTTTCCTGTCGAACACTGGTGTATCATCGTACTTAGATGCGCCTGAATCAGTTAGACCTGCTTGCGAATCTTCTAAGTCAAACAGTTTCATTCTTGCCCTGTCAACACCAATCATGAATCGCTTGTTAGATGTAGGATCAGCATAACGATTCTTCAATTGCTTCACCATGATTTGACCTAACTGTTCTAACTCTTCTGTACTGATAAGAGCAAGCATCAAGTCGGCAGTCGCAGGAAGACCGAAAGACTCTGAAGTATCTGTCAACTCAACATCCGAATTGTTGTAACCTCCACGAGTAGTCTGTGTTGCTGTGACAATAGGAACGTCAAACTCTACTGCGAGGCCTCGAAGTTCTTCTGCAATGGACTTAATAATAGTG